GGCCGCACGGCTCGGTGTCCCAGGTGCCTCGGACGGGGTAGCCGCAGAGCGCGGTGTCGCCCGCCTGGGGGCTGAAGTAGTGGTCGACGCGGCGGCTCATTGGTATCTCCCGTACATCTCGTATTCGCGGACGAGCCAGGCTTCGTAGGCCTCTTGCTCGGGATCCGGCGGCGGCACAGGCGGCGCTTTGGGCGCTGGCGCTGGGGCGGTCACTGGCATCTGATCCTCACTTCCTACATCCACATAATACACGCGTTTGTGTGCGAATGCAAGAATGAGGGCTAGACTGCCGGCACGGATCTGGCTATGCTGCGGGCGTGCCTCGAGGAGTTCCGCGCGTTCCGCGCTACCGTCGCAAGTTCACGCCCGAGCAGATGATCGAAGCCCTCAGCGAAGCCAAGGGCATGAGCACCGTCGCCGCTCGCATCCTGCACTGCAACCTGAGAACCATCGAGGCGTACGCGAAGGAGTACCCGCAGGTAGCCGAGGTCAAGCGCCAGGAGCGCGAGAGCATGCTCGACGCGGGCGAGATGTCCCTGCTGCGCGCGGTGCAGAACGGGGAGGCCTGGGCCGTATGCTTCCTGCTGAAGACGCAGGGCAAACACCGTGGCTACATCGAGCGCCAGGAGATCTCCGGCGTGGACGGCGGGGCTATCGGCCTCGAGGTCAGCGGGCTGACGGATGACCAGCGAGCGGAACGGATCAGTGGCATCCTCGACCTGGCTCGAGAACGTCAACGCCGAGTTGTCAACGGACGGGCGAAGCCGGGAGTCGATTCAGCAACAGGCTCTTAGGTTTGGCATCGAGGTCGAGGAGTTAGTCGAACTCCTCCCTCACCTCAACAAGCGCGAGCTTGACGAACTCGACCGTCTCCTCAACGCCTGGACGCCGCAGCCGCACCAGATCCCGCCCGATGGCGACTGGTGGGTGCTCTGGCTGATGCTCGGCGGCCGTGGCAGCGGCAAGACCGACGCGATGTCGCACTACGTGACGCAGCACGTGTACGGGCCGCCGTGTCTCGAGAGCTTGCCCGGCGGCCACCGCATCGCGATCATCGCACCCAACCTCGGTGACGCGGTCGAGGCGTGCGTCACGGGGCCGTCCGGTCTGAAGCACCACTCGCCCGGTATCAAGTTCAAGAGCCAGGGCGGGCTGCACATCCAGTGGCCCAACGGCGTCGAGGGCAAGCTGTTCGGCGCGTCCTTCCCCGAGGACGTCGAACGACTGCGCGCGGGTGGCAACCGCTGCCTGGCCTGGCTCGAGGAACTGGCCGCCTGGCAGAAGCTCGACGAGTGCTACGATCACATGCGCTTCGGGCTGCGGTTGGGGCCACACCCACACGCTGTTGCCTCGACCACCCCGAAGCCGCGTCCGCGCATCAAGCAACTCGTCGACGACCCCAAGACGGCGCTGACCATCGCCACCACGGCGCAGAACCGCTTCCTGCACCCCGACGTCCGCCAGTATTTCTACGACAAGTTCGCGGGCACCCGCCTCGGCCGCCAAGAGCTTGAAGGCAAGCTCATCGACGACAACCCCGACGCGTTCTGGAATCGGGCCAAGCTCGATGAGTCGCGCGTGCCGCGCGTGCCCCAGGATCTCCGTCGCGTGGCTATCGGCGTCGACCCGTCCGGTGGCTCGGAGAGTGGCAACGACGAGCAGGGCATCATGGTGTGCGGTACCGGCGGACCGCCCGACGACTGGGTCGGCACCTCGACGGACATGCTGTCGGTCGGCCTCAAGCACGGCTACGTGCTGGCCGACTACTCGTGCAAGCTGCAGCCGCAGGGCTGGGGCGACCGCGTGGTCCAGGCCTGGATGGACTGGAAAGCCGACTGCGTCATCGTCGAGTCCAACTTCGGCGGCGACATGGCGAAGGCGGTCATCGAGACGGCGGCCAAGGAGCGCGGCCTGTGGGTCAACGTGCTGCTCAAGTCAGCCTCGCGCGGCAAGCGCATCCGCGCCGAGCCAGTCGCCATGCTGTACGACCAGGGCCGCGTGCACCACGTCACCAGCGGCCAGAGCAGTCTGTCGCTGCTCGAGGACGAGATGTGCACCTGGGAGCCGGACTCGTCATGGTCCCCGAACCGCCTGGACGCGATGGTGTGGGCGATGACCGAACTGCTCGTCCAAGGCTCGGTGGGGGTGTGGACGATCTGATGGCTGTCGTCGACCGTGAGGATCTGAGGCCCGCCGGCAGAGTTCTGGTCGTGGTGCTGCTGATCCTGGGTACGGCGCTGGTGCTAGGTTTGGCCGTTCGCATCTTCCTGTTAGCCGCCGGCTTGCGTTAGGCTGGGCACATGCCGCTGCCCGAGCCGGAAGGTGGCGAGTCGCAGAGCGCATTTATGGGACGCTGCATGTCGGCCATCGCGGATGAGTTTCCCGACCAGCAGCAGCGCTTGGCCGTGTGTTTCCGCCAGTTCCGAGGTGGCAAGAGCCACAAGAAGCAGGCCTACGACGACATCGCGCTGCTCGTCGACCAACTCGAGGCTGAGGGCAAGCTCTGATGGGGCTGTTCGCTGACACGCTGCGCGGGCTGTTCAGCTTCGGCATCGAAACCAAGCAGGCGGTCGCCTCGATGGTGCCGACCTGGCAGGTTGGCGTGCCGCAGATCCCGCTCATCAACATGCGCAGCTACGAGCAGTTGACGCGCAAGGGCTACCTCGGTTCCGAGGTCGTCTTCGCCTGCTGCCAGGCCATCGCCAAGAGCGCCGCCTCGCCGGCCATGGTGGCCTACCTGGGCCACGACTACTCGAACCCCGAGCCGGTCATCGAGCACCCGGCGCTGGACATCCTGCGGCGGCCGAACCCGTGGTGGACGCACTACCAGATGTGGGCCTCGACGGTGGTCGCGCTGAAGATCTCGGGCAACGCCTACTGGGAGCGCGTCAGGGACCGCACGGGCAAGGTCGTCGAATACTGGCCGCTGCGGCCCGACCGCATGTGGGTCATCCCCGACGCCAAGAACTACATCCGTGGCTACGAGTACCGTCTCGGCTCCGAGACGTACTTCCTCGAGCCGAGCGACGTGATCCACTTCAAGAACCCGCACCCGCTGAACGATTTCTACGGCCTCGCGCCGCTGTCGGTGCTGATCGAGCGTATCGACATCGACGTCTGGACGCGCGAGTTCACCACGGCCTTTTTCCGGAACGCGGGTGTGCCCAGCGGGTTGCTCAACATCATGCGCTCGGTCGAACCCAACGAGCGCGAGATCATCCGCCAGCGCTTCCGCCAGCAGTACGGTGGGCCTGACGGCTGGGGCAACGTGCTGGTCATCGACAACGGCCAGGCGACCTACACCAAGCTGGGCATGGACCCCGGCACCATCGGCCTGCACGACATCAACCAGATCTCGGAGTCGCGCATCTGCGCCGTGCTGGACGTGCCGCCGTCGATCATCTGGACCGTCCTGGGTCACCAGAGCGCCTCGGGCCTGAACAACTCGAACAAGCAGTCGGACCAGACGCAGTGGTGGACCGGCGCGCTCGCACCGATGTACGAGGATCTGGCGCAGCAGTTCACGCTCGCCTCGAACGAGGATTACCCCGACGTCGACCACTTCAGCTTCGACCTGTCGGGGGTGCCGGGCTACGCCAAGGACGAGGACTCGGTGCACGCCCGCGTGCGCGCCGACTTCGCGGCCGGGCTGGTCACCTGGGATCAGGCAGTGGCCTTGCTGGGCTACGACGCCGACAAGCCCGGCTGGGTGGTGATTCCGTCGACGGTGATCCCGACGCCGTCGATCCAGTTGGCGCACTACAAGGAAGGCCAGTCGCCGCCCGGTCAGCCCGCGCTGCCCACGGGCCAGATGCCCGGCGAGAGCGAGCCAGGTGGCGGTACCGAAGAGGGCGGCGGTCCCGAGGGTGGCGAAGGTGGAGGTGGTGGCGGCGGCGCGGCAGCGGGTGCTGGTGCGGCAGCGGGCGGATCAGCCGGTGGAGAGACAATGATGGTGAGCAGACTGACGACGGACGGCAACTTCGAGATCGTGGCGGGCTGCACCAAGGACGCCCACGGCGAGCACTACCGCTCGATCCAGATGGGTGTGTGCGCCTGGTGCGGCGAAGACCCATTCATCCTCAAGTCTGCGCAGGGCCATGAGTTCTCGAGCACCCAGTTGAACCTGCCTGGCGCGCTGGCGAAGGAACTGGTCGAGTGGGCGCGCGAGCACATCGACACCGACGACCTGGGCAGCGAGGGCTTCGAGACGCAGCCGCACGTCACCGTCAAGTACGGCATCATGCCCAACGTCGGGCCGACCGACGTCGCGCGGGCGCTCAAGGGCCAGTCGCCGGTCAACCTGACCTTCGGTCCCAACTACGCCTTCGCGGGCGGCGACCAGGGCGGTGGGGTACCGCTGTACGTCAGTGTCAACAGTGACGATCTGAACCGTCTGAACCGACGTCTGAAGGGCGCGCTGCCCAACATCGAGACGCACGCCAACTACCAGCCGCACGTCACCATCGCTTACATCAAGCCCGACGCGCTCAGCAAGTACGTTGGCACACGCTCGCCGCTGTACGGCATGCGCGCCACGCTCGGGGATCTCAGCTTCTCGGGCAAGGACGGGCGAGTGGTCAGCATCCCGCTGTCGGCCAAGGCGCTCAGTGAGGGCATGGACGCCTCTGGCGGCTTCTTCGTGCCATCCGACTTCGGCGGACGCCGCAAGCGCAAGCGCAAGGCCCAGGAGTTGTGGGATCTACTGGACGAATGGTCGAGCAAGTTCGCGGACGGCACGGGCGACCTCGAGCAGGGCGTCGAGGCGCTCGACCCGCAGCCGTTCGGCGTGGCGGCCTGGCTTTACAGCTACGCCACGGGCAAGCTGCCGACCAAGACCGAGAACGGCGACGTCATCGAGATCAAGGCAGGCAACCTCGAGTCGCTGCTCGACTACTGGCGGGATCGGTTTGATGGCGGCCATCCCGGGGACTTCGACGAGTGCGTCGACACGCTCAGCGACAAGGTCGACGACCCGCCCGCGCTCTGCGCCTGGCTGCACCACGAGGCCACGGGCTACTGGCCCGGCCACGCTCCCGACGAGAAGAACGGCAAGCTCAAGACGAACGGCTGGGAGCATGCCGTGGTCGATTCGCGCGACGAGTTGACCAAGCGCGTGCAGGAGCAGATCCGCTCGATGGAGATGTCGCTGCTCTCGAGCGGCACGCGTGTGCAGCCGTTCCGTCCTGGCTCGCAGACCTGGCTGACGCTGGTCGAGGCCAACGGCAACGGGCGCAAGGACTGGAA